TATTAACTGATTTAGATTTAAGTGATTTAGACCATGTATATAATATATCAACAATCACTAATTCTTGGGATACTACTAATTTGGTTGCAGATGGTTTTGTTTACCCAAGTGCAAATTATGGTATTGGTGTAAATGGTGCTGAAACTGAATACGATGTTCGTAATTTTAGACCTGCCGTTTCGGTTAAAAGATTATTTGATGAAATTATTGCACAAGCTGGTTATACATATCAAGGAGATTTTTGGAATACCAATAATCTAAATAAATTAATTATTCAAAATGGAGAAGAAAAGTTTAGTGCTTTTTATAATCAATTAGCTTCTGCAAATTATGTTCAAAGAACTACAAATGGAATACTTGAAATAACTGCAATATCTTCTAATGGTATAACCATAAACACCACTACTGATAGATTTATAAATAATACAGATAGTATTATAAATTTAAAGTTAACGTATGATATTTATGCTACCAACGCAATGCCTATTTTTACTTCTGCTTATATTAATACAATAATATATGATGTAACAAATGCTTTTAAATCAAGTGCTTCAGACGGTATTGGTTTTGGTTCGGGAACAAGTATTGAAGAACATATAGTATTTACAAGAAATGTAGTTTTAGAACCGGGAGATGCAATTCAATGGTTTTTTACATATCAAGATATTTTAGGTGGCGATACTGGTTCGGGATATACTTTAAAAAATACATCTACAATTACTGCAAACTCGTTGTCTTCAAGTTCTAAAGTTCCTGTAATTTATAATACAACTATTCTTGGTGCTTCAATAGTACCCGAAGGAATTAAACAATCTGATTTTATTAAAAGCATTATTAACTTATTAAACTTATATATAATTCAAGACCCGGATAATGAATTTGATTTAACATTTATACCGTATAACGAATTTTATACAGGTGAAATTATTGATTGGACTGATAAAAGAGATTTGGCAAAAGGATTTAGTGTTAAAGGCTCAAATGAGTTTATACCAAAATCTTATTCGTTTAGATATAAAGACGATACTGATTTTTATTGCAAAACTTATAAGAATAGATATAATGCAAATTATGGAGATTTAAAATACGATACCCAAAATCAATTTAGTAAAGACGATACTCCTATTGAACTTCCATTTTCTTTAGCACCTGTTGTGAATACAGGAAATAGCACAAGGTTAATGGCACAACTTTATGATATAAATACTGATGGTAGTTATAAGCAAGTAAAGTGCAACCCTAAATTATCTTTTTGGGGTGGTAAAAAATTTGGTGCAACAACGTATTCAATAAAAAATGGTGCAACTGTTCTTGCTGCTGGTTTAGATGCTTACGGATATGCTGGGCATATTTACAATCCATTTATAACAAGTAGTGGTTTGTTATGGGATTTATGCTTTAATCCACCAAGAGAAGTTTATTTTAACATAGGTACTTACCCAACATTAAACCTTTATCATTTTTATTATAAGCAATTTATTGATAGTCAAAATAATAAAGATACCAAATTGGTAACACTTTATTTATTGCTTAATGCAGTTGATATAATGAACTTGAGTTTTCGTAAGTATGTTCGAATGGACAATGGTATTTATTACTTAAATAAGATTGATGGCTATAACCCATTAGGTAATGAATTAACAAAGGTTGAATTGTTACGACTTGTAACTATTGAAGACCTTGATGTTTTTGTTGAATATACACCAAGTCCTGTTGAAGCGTTTTTATCATTTCCAAGAGTTACTATCGATAAAGCATTACCATTTAATAAATCATTTGTAGTTCAATGGCAATTCATTGATGGTTCAGAAGTAACTACAAGTGGAACACAAACAATAACAATAGGCGAAGGTCAATTATTTGGTAATGGAACTCCAATCGCAGCTGGTGGAACAACAGGCGCATTTACATTTATTAGAATACTTGAACCGACAAGTGATGAAGGTTATATTTATATATATGGTGGAGATTACACAACTGAATAAAAAATAAAACATGGCAACTGAAGAAATAGCGTTAAAGATAACCACCGATGCTTCCCAAACGGAAAAATCGGTTAAAAGCATAAGACAGGAATTAAGGGAAGCGCAACAAAGTGCAATAGCTTTAAGTAGAGAATTTGGAGATTTATCTCCGGAAGCATTAGCTGCTGCAAAAAAGGTAGCTAATTTAAAAGATGAAGTAGGCGATTTAAAACAAAGAATAGATGCGTTAAATCCCGATGCTAAATTTAAAGCATTTTCATCTTCTTTGCAAGGTGTTGCAGGTGGATTTGCTGGAGTGCAGGGTGCTATTGGTTTATTCGGTACTGAAAGTGCTGAACTCGAAAAGCAATTATTAAAAGTACAAAGTGCTTTAGCTTTATCTCAAGGTTTAGATAGCTTATTAGAAGCAAGAGATAGCTTTAAAACACTTGGTACTTTAGTCAAAGGTAATGTTACAAAAGCATTTAGTACATTAAGGGGTGCTATCATAGCTACTGGTATAGGTGCTTTAGTTGTCGGTGTTGGTTTGTTAATAGCAAACTTTGATACTGTTAAAAGAGTTGTTTTAAATTTCATTCCGGGTCTTGCGAAAGTTGGAGAATTTATTGGAAAGTTAGTCACCGGTATTACTGATTTTGTTGGTGTAACAAGTGAAGCAGAAAGGGCATACGATAGATTAAAGAAAAGTACAGAAAGTTCAAACAATGAAATTGATAGACAAGTAAAGTTATTACAAGCACAAGGTGGGCAAGAAAAGAAAATAGCTGAATTACAAAAGAAAAAAATTGATAATACTATTAATGTTACCAAAGCAAATAAAAATCAAACTGATGAAGATAAAAAGAACTTATTGGATTTAGAAAACGAAAAAAAGGTAATTGGTTTAGAAGAACAAAATAGAGTAAAAAAAGAAGCAGCAGATAGAAAGAAGCAAAGACAAGAAGAAGGAAAACAAGCAGCAGCAGAAGCAAAAGCAAAAGCAGATGAAATTAAAAAACAGACATACGAAACTGATAAAGAATTACAATTAGCAAGATTAGAAGGAAGAGAAAGAGAAAAGAAGCAATTAGAGTTTGAACAACAAGAAGCATTAAAAGCAGTAGAAGGTAATGCAAAAGCTACTCAAAGTGTTAAGGATTTATATGTAATAAAAGGCAAAGAATTAAATAAACAATTTGCAGAAGAAGATAAGAAAAACGAGCAAGAGTTACAAGATTTTAAAAATGAATTATATCTTGATAGCATAACAAATGCAAAGTTAAGAGAAGAAGAAGAAAGAAAGTTAGCTTTAGAAAAGAAAGTAAAAGATATTGAGGAAAGCAAATTAAGTGCAGTAGAAAAAGCACAAGCTACCCAAGATGCTATTAATGCTTGGCAATTTGAACAAGATGCAAAAGATTTTGAAACACAACTTGCAAAAGATGAAGCAGCACTTGCAAAAACTGAAGGCGATTTTGCAAATGATTTAGCAATATTAGAAGCGCAAAGGGAATTAATATTAAGCAATACTACACTTACCGAAGATGCAAGAGTAAAATTACTTGACGATAATTCTAAAAAAGCAAAGGCGATTGGACAAGCAGAGGTTGAAAGTAAAAAGGCACAGTTAGAAGAAATTAAAGGATTGTTTAGTCAACTTGCTGGTATTGCAGGAGAAAGTACGGCAGTAGGTAAAGCACTTGCATTGGCTAACATTGGAATTGATACTGCACAAGCAATATCTTCATTAACAAAAGCATCTGAACAAAATCCTGCAAACGGTCTTACTTTTGGTGCAGCTGGTACAATTCAATTTGCAACCGGGCTTATTCGTATTGCTGCAAATATTAAAAAAGCAAAAGACCTTTTATCTAAAGTAAAGGGTGGTGCAGGTGGAAATCTTCCATCTATTCCGGGAGGTGGTGCTTCAGCAGTAGCACCGACACAAGCACCAATAGGCGCAGCAGTACAAGTTACAAATACACAAACTCTTGGTACAACGGATGTAAACGTGCAAAATCAAGGTGCAATAAAAGCATTTGTAGTTGAAAGTGATATTACCGATAGCCAAGATAGGGTATCAAAAATTAAGGCAGCAGCAACATTATAAACAAATTTATATTTAAAGATATGGACTTACCTATTTATAAACTTATAATCAGTTCGGATTTGGAAGACGAAGCCGAAGTTGATTTCATAGCATTGGTTGATAGACCTGCTATACAACGCAATTTCCTTGCTTTTAAAGAACGCCAAAAGTTCGAGATTATAAGCGAAGACAAACAAATATTAAGTGGCGCATTGATGATTGCAGATATGCCTATCTACCGAAACAATGAGGAGTTTGGAGAACATTACGTTGTATTCGATGCAGATACTATTCAACAAATTGCAGAGAAGTTTTTTAAGAAGGGTTATCAATCAAACGTGAATGAGATGCACGACCCATCTAAATCAGTTGACGGTGTTACCATGTTTGAAAGCTGGATAGTAAATCGTGATATGGGTAAAATGCCAATTAAAGGATTTGAGGATGCAAAAGATGGTTCTTGGTTTGGTAGCTACAAAGTAGATAACGAAGAAATTTGGGCAAAGGTAAAAAGTGGCGAATTTCAAGGATTTAGCGTAGAAGGTATTTTTGGCTATGCTGATAGATTGACCAAAGAAGAATTAATGGTTCAACAAATCAAAAACATATTGGCACAAGCTGGTATTTAAGTTGCACAATACAATCAATTATATATTTATACTTATACTTAAAAAATTATGGAAGCAAAAAAAGCATTAGAGCAAATCAAAAATTTGTTGTTTGCTGAACAAGTTGCAGAAGTAGTTTCACAAGAAGAAGTTACTATTGAATTTGCTGAAGGCGTTTTAGCCGATGGCACTATCGTTAAATTCGACACTCTCGAAGCTGGTGGTATGATTTCAGTAGTTACTCCCGATGGCGAAATTCCTGCACCTGTTGGAGAACACGAATTAGAAGATGGTACTATCGTAGTAGTATTAGAAGAAGGCATTATTGCCGAAGTTAAAATGGTAGAGGCTGACGGAAACGAAGTTGAAGTAGAAGTTGAAATGTCTGATGAAGACGAAGATGCTAAACCTTCAACCGAAGAAGTTATTGCAGAACCACAAGTTGACCGTTTCGCAGAAATTAGCGAAGCATTCAATTCTAAACTTGCTGAAGTTGAAACTAAAGTGGATATGTTAAATGACGTTACCAAGAAATTGGTAGAGTTTATGGATATGTTTGCTAAAGTAGAAACTGCTCAAGAAACCCAAGCACCTAAAAATGCTTTTTCGGCACAAAACAAAGTAAGTAAAGCCGATGCTTACAAGAAATTACAAAACATTTTTCAAACTCTTAAAAAATAATCAAGATGGCTTTAGATTTAACAGGTTTATCAAACTATGTAAAAGAGAACGAGCAACAACTTGCTACCGCTCTTGTATTCAAACCAAAAACTGCTACACTTATTGAAAGTGCTGGAAACGTTATGGTTGGCGTAAAATCGTCAGAAAAAATTAACATCATGGCTACCGATGCTGTATTCCAAGCAGGTGGTACTTGTGGATTTAACTCAAGTGGTACTACTGCTTTCACACAACGTGCAGTAACTCCGGGTAAAATCAAAGTAAACGAAGCAATTTGCCCTAAAGCATTTGAGGCGAAATATACTCAAAAAGCACTTCGTGCAGGTTCAACTTATGACTATATGCCATTTGCTGATGAGTTTACAGGAAAGAAAATTGAAGTTATCGGTGCTGCATTAGAAACTGCTTTATGGCAAGGTGATACTGCAAGTGGTAATGCTCAATTAGCACGTTTCGATGGTTTATTAAAACTTATTGCACCTGCTGGTGTCCCTGTTACTGGTGTAATTGATGGTAATCCGGGTAATGTTGCTTCTTTAACTACTGCTACAATCATTGCAGCTGTTGATGAAGTTTACACTTTAATCCCTGCTTCTATCGTTGCAAACGGAGATGTAGTTATTTTCTGTGGTATGGATGCTTTCAGAATGTACACAGTTGCATTGAAAGAAGATAACTTATTCCACTATGCTGCTGATGCAGTTGATTTTGAAATCACTATTCCGGGTACTAACGTACGCTTAATTGCAGTTAACGGTTTAAATGGTACTGACAAACTTATTGCTACTCGTTTATCTAACCTTTATTTAGGTGTAGATTTATTAAACGAAGAAGAAAGATTTGAGTTATTCTATGCGAAAGAAGCTGACGAAATGCGTTTCGTTTCTGAATTCAAAATGGGTGTGAACTATGCGTTCCCAACTGAAATCGTTTACTGGCAAGAAGGTGGAGTTGCATAATTAATTAATTAAATTTTAACATAAAAAGGGTGGGTGTAAATTCGCCTACCCTTTTTTAATAACTCAAAAAAAATATGGCTTGTGCTTTAACTCAAGGGTACACTTTAGATTGCAAAGACAGTTTAGGTGGCTTAAAATCAGTCCTATTTATCGAAAGCGAGAACGTATCAGTAGCAACCGAAGCAGCTGGTGTAGTAACTGACATTTCTTTAGCAGTAGGTAAATACTTCTACAAATACGAATTAGTAAAAGAAACTTCTCAATTTACTGAAACTGTTACTGCTTCAGTTCAAAACGGAACTATTTTTTATGCTCAAGAATTGACTATCGTTCTTAACAAGTTACAAGCAAATACTCGTAATGAGATTTTGTTACTTGCTCAAAACAATTTGGTAGCAATCGTTGAAGATAAAAATGGTAAGTATTGGTATTTAGGTCAAAATGGTGGCTTGGATATTAGTGGTGGTACTGCTGCAAGTGGTACTGCTGCCGGAGATAGAAGTGGTTATGAATTAACTTTTAGTGGTCAAGAAAAAGAACTTGCACCGG